CCATCTTTATTCATTGCTTTCTTTAATTCCTCAACCTTGGAATTAGAAACTGATTTACTGCTTGGAACAGGAATCACAAGCACCTGTCCTTTATAGATCGTATATTTTCCAATCTTTTTCTTTGGATGTTTCTTACGTTCCTTTTTGTTCCTAGAATCAATCAGTTTCTTATTTGCATTATAAATAACCTTGTATTTTTTACTGGACCCAAGATATTTTTTTGCAAGTTTCCGTAATGTTTGTCCTTTCTTTACTGTGACCTTTTTCTTTGTGGTTTTGGTACTTCTTTTCGTTGAGGAAACACTTATTTTTTCGTAGTCGATAAATCTTACCGTGTAGTAATAATCATTCAGGCTTTTGACCGTAGAATCGTATTCTGAAACACGCATATCAACATTGATCTTCGTTCCTGTAATACAGACATTTACCACTTTCCCATACTTAGCCCAGTATTTCATCAGTGCATCTAAGGTTGCTGGATCAGTCCACTTACGAACAAATTTCATGCCTTTTCTTGCTTCTCCGGGGAAAAAACATTCCCAGCTTAGTTCTGAAAGATTTTTACCATTCGGAACACTGACCTGACCTAATTTATAGATATCATATTCTGCAAACTTCCCTTCGATTGATGATTCAATTTCTTCGGGAATGATCGGAATTTGTATCTTCTGATCATTCCCTTTTGAATTTTTTCCAGTAATATATATATCCATCACATTACCTCCGCTGTTCTGTTGGTTGTCGTTGATCCGATTGCATCTGCGATTGCCTGCATAATAGCATCTGCGATCTCTCCTTTAGAGGTTTTAATCGCATCAACTATGCCGTCATTTCCAGATGCATTAACGCTGATCGTAATACCACCAACGTTGATCACTGGCTGACTGCTACCAGACGAAGCTTTTCCTGATCCAGATGTTCCCCCAACAAGTCCACCTTTGGCATGCTTTGTCACGCCTAAAATCTGTCCTGCTTGATTCCAGAGAGATAATGCACGGCTTCTATGCCTAGAAAGTGGAATTACCATTTCGTTTCCTTCTTCTCCTAATTCAGAAACGATATGACCTCTGACCAGACTACCTTTCGCATTATGAAAGAACTTTCCATTTTTCGGCAAGGCTGTCTGTACTTTGGGTTTTGTCGTTGTCTTCTTTCCAGACGTCTTTTTACCAGATTTTGAACCGCTGTTATTCAGATAACTTCCACTCGTAATACTGTTGATTGCATTTGCTTGTGCGGCGGTTGTGCTTGCTGCGGATGCAATCGTTGATGCGGCGGATGCCAAGGCACTCGCAAGGGATAATGCGGAACTTCCAGCACTTTGTAAATTACCACCAGCTGCAAGTGACATTGATCCCATAGTTCCCAATTTTCCACCAGCTGTTGCAGACATTCCACCTAAGCCACTGACTTTTCCACCGGCAGCACTTGTTGCCCCAGAAAAAGCTTTCGTACTCTTAGAACCGACGTTTGTCTGCTTTGTATTCTTCTTATTCTCCTCATAAGCTTTCTGAACAGAATTAGTCAGCTGATTATACTCTTTGTCTGGTCCAACATTCAGATTCTTATTTTTCTTACCTCTAACAGTATGTGCCATTGTTCCGCTCATTGTTGAGTCAAGTTTCAGTTCTTTGTTTTGCTTTTTATATGTACTCTGTACTGATTTTCTTAACCGATCTTTTTTCTTTTCGGATTCTGGCTCATATTTCTCACGGATCTTTCGTATGGAATCTTTATTGTAAGAATAATATTTCTGCGATTTTGCAGTTAATGAATTGTTATCCTTTAGTGCTTCCTTACGATTTTTAAGATAATTATCTCCAAGGTACTTTTCTTGACCCTTTTGAATTTCTTTTACCTGTTTCGATGTTACATTCCAAGATTTAGCACTTTTTTCAGACTCTTTTTTGATCTTATCCATGTTCTTTCGAATATGATCGCCTGCTTTGTTACCTTTTGTCAGTGCTGCAAATCCACCAACACCGGCACCAATGAATCCACCGGCAAGAGTTCCAACGACTGGAACTGCTGATCCGATTAAAGCTCCAGCGGCTGCACCACCACCAACCATGCCAAGCTTCGTGCCACCTCTGTAGTTTTCTTTTTTCTTAGTAGCTTTATTCTTTGTTGTCGCAGCGTTGATAAAGTTACCTGCTGCACTTCCAATTCCCGCAAGTCCTAAAGCTCCACCTAGTAACGAAGCTCCACCAACGGCTGCTGCTCCACCAGCGGTCGCTGCACCTGATCCAAGTTTTACGCCTAGATTTCCAAGCCATGCTTTCCATCCAGTGGCAGCTACGGTTTCTCCATTTTTCAGCGTGACACCAGAACCGCCTAAACCAAACAAGCCACCCGGTGTCCTTGTCGGTCCTGTCGGCTGTGTTGTCTTTGGTGTAGTTCCACCTCCAGTTGGTGTGACAGGGCTTCCACCGTTTCCACTACCAAGCCCACCGTTCACATTTACAACGGATGCGGATACATTCATAAGTCCAATGGAACTTCCAAGAGGATTTCCAGAACCAGCTGAACCACCAGTGATCAGGTCTGACAATGTCATTCCCTTTTTGAATAGCCCTGAACCTAATTTAAGTGCTAACGCACCGGCAAGATAGTCCTCAATTCCGGATTTATCCCCTCCTGGCAATAAATCCTTAAGGGATTCTTTAAACCAGTTGCCTCCGGCTTTAACGATATCCTTGCCTATACCAGATATCTTCTTAACGATCGCTGGCTTTCCACTGGAATCCCACCATTTCGCAAATGGGTTTCCGATCATCTCTTGCCATGCAATGTTAATCTTTCCGCTGATTGAAGCATTTTTAAACTTGTCACTTTGGAATAATTTATTTGCTTTTTCTGCTAAATTTGATACTGCATCAACAGCTTTTCCAGAAATCTCTGCTGAAAACTTTTCAATCCCTGATCCCATTTCTGCAATCAGTTCTTTGTTCTCTGATCTCCACTGACGGAACTTACGAAGTCCGGGAGAAATACCATCTCCAAGGCCTTTTCCAAGTTTCTTGAAAATGTTATTCGTAACAAAGGACTTAACACCTAACATCAAGTTACCTAAGTTGTTACTCTGCTTCTCCATCAATCCATCGTACTTTTTAAAGGCTTTCATTGCCTGCGGCCATGTCTCACTGATTTTCTTGTTGGACTTAGCCAACGCTTCCAGTTTTGTTCTGTCCTGTCCAGAAATAGCTCCCATTTCCTGTAATGCTGCGGTAGCTTCTCCAATCGCCTGATGGTTCTTCATTCCGTCATACATACGTCCAACCCATAAGGCTACATCGGAAAACTCGGAGTTCGTACCAGCTGCAACGTCTCCAACCATTTTTAAGCCTTTTCCAGTTGACAATGCGTTGCCTGTGAACACCTGTAAGGTACGAGATGACTGATAAATTTCATCCCTTGTAAATGGGGTACTACCAGCAAATGTCGTAAGATCATCTATTCGCTTTTGGGCCTTCTTCTTACTTCCAAGTAGAACTTCGAATGATGATTCCAAGTTCTGCTGCTGCACTTCCAGATCAATGGACGTTTTGATTGTTTGTCCAATTCCTACCGCTGCAAATGCTCCAGCAACGGCATTTTTGACATTAAATACTTTAGCTTTAAGATCACTTAATTTGGTTGTTGCAAAATCCTTAATCTTAACTGCTGCGGTAAAAGACATTTTTCCAAACTTCAATCCAGCCGATGCAATTCTACGAATTTTTGGGGTTGCTTCATCGTCAACGCCAATCTTTGGAGTCCAGCGTTTCTTTCCCAGCCCTTCTCCTTCTCTTCGTGTTCTGTCAATCTTAGGCTTTGCCTTATCGTCTGCATCAATATGAATCCGTGGTCTTTTCTTTCCTAGATTATTAAGTTCCTTTTCAACCTTTTCAGCCTCTTTCCCTGTCTGGTTCAGTCCTTGCGATGCATGATCTGAATACTTCGATACAACGTCTATTACGATTTCTTTGTCTGCCACTTATGCATCGCCTCCTTCCATAGCTGTTATAAGTGCTGCAAAGATAAAAGCCCTCTCTCCTTCTGGGAGATCAAGGGCTTTTGATG